TATATGGTATGGCGGAGAAGCATCTGCTGCTGTAGCAAGTTTAGGTCAAAAAGGAACATATTTTTGTTCGCTACATTATGCAGATGATATAACCTTTACAAATTTTACTCCTACTACGTCTACTTGGTATCATTCTGCTATGACTTACAATAGCACAAGCAGATCTATAACACTGTGGATAAATTCAGTATCTACTCAAACATCTACACATTCAAACAATCTAAACATTACAACAACGAATTTAGGGGTAGCAGCAGACACTGGCGGAGGACGTAGATTCCAAGGAAAAATTTCTACTGCGCAAATTTATAGTAGAGAATTTTCATCAGCAGAAATTCTTCAAAACTTCAACGCTACTCGCGGAAGGTACGGATTATGAGCCTAACCTACGGTCCTTCCATAGTAATGAACGGGTTGGTGCTGATGGTAGATTCAGCCAACCCTCGTTCTTACCCTGGCACAGGCACAACTTGGTTCGACCTTTCAGGCAGTAATAATAACGGTACAATTAACACCGCAAGTGGATCTCCGACATATTCATCCGGTCCCGGTGGAGGATTTACATTTTCCTCTGCTAATACGGCAAATATAAGATTCTCAAGACCGGCTTCAGGTGATTTTAGCCTATGTATATGGTTTAAGTCTACAGGTAATTCTACAAGCGGTAGTCAATGGCATCAGGGAGAAGGGCTTTTAGATTGCGAAGTATCCAGTAATACAGTTGATTATGGTCTAAATTATCTTAATAATAAGGCAGCATTGGGTATTGGAAATAGCGATACTACGTTTCAATCAACTACACTTATCAACACAGGGGCATGGTTTTATATTGTAGCAACAAGGATACAGTCATCTGGCGCTATCGCAATCTATATTAATTCAGCCTTAGAAACTACTGGTACAGCCAGCACCAGTGCCTTGACTGCACCTACATATATGTACATGGGTAGTTCTAATGGTGGAGTAGGAACCTACGGCGGATTACCTGGTGTTATAGGATTAGCTCAGGTCTATAATAGAGCCTTATCTGCTACAGAAATTCTACAAAACTTTAATGCAGGTCGCGGAAGGTACGGTTTATGAGTTTATTTCACGGTCCTGCAACTTCAATGAATGGGTTGGTATTCTATGTAGACCCGGCTAACAAAAAAAGTTATCCAGGTTCAGGCACAACTTATACCGATCTTAGCGGTTATAATCATACTCATACATTATCAAATGGTACCGGGTTTTCGTCAAGTAATGGCGGTTCGTTGACATTTGATGGAGTTGATGACTATACTTCATGTGCAAATACATCCGCACTACAATTAACATCTGCTGGCACTATTTCAGCATGGGCTCTTACTACAGATATTTTAACTGACGAACGAACATTAGTTCTTAAGGCTGCAAGCGGAAGTAATCTTAGTTATGGTTTATATTTTAATTATGCAGTATCTTCACCAAATAATATAATGCTTTTTGTAGATTCAGATGGCACATGGGGACCAACTTCTTATGTTTTGTTTGAAAATTTATTGACAAATACCTGGTATCATGTAGTAGGAACTTGGAGCCCTAGTGGTCTTTCTATATATGCAAATGGAGTACTACAAAATTCAAACAGCACTACTGTTAGTGCCTACGTAGGTTCTTCTTCGTTATACATCGGCGGAGGTGTCACTGGATGGGCTTACTGGAAAGGTAATATCGGTCCTGTAGCGATTTATAATAGAGCCCTCACCGCAACAGAAATCCTTCAAAACTTCAATGCCACTCGCGGACGATACGGTATTTAAAATAGTCTAGCACTAGATAAATAAATGATAGATATTATGTTATCAGTTTTTTATCTATGGGTTTAATGCTCTATAAATAAAGGGCCACGGAGATATAGAAGATGCCGGGTAATTTGCCAGCTACAGGAAGTCCGATCAAAATGGGTGAATCTTATTCAGCACTGAGTAACGGTGCTAAATCTAATGTTAAACTTAGTGCAACATTAGGCCCATATGTCGGTAAATCTGCAGGAACTTCTATTAGATTTTCACAGTCTCTAGGTGGTCAACCTTATACATATACCTATAACCCATGATAAAGAGAAAATTTAACGTAGACAAAATTCTTAAACTTGCACAAAAAGGTCCTACAAAATGGGAATTAGATAACATTGTTTATCATGATAGGGCCACTAATCCTAAAACATTAGTGCAATTTCTTACAAGAATTAAAGAACTAGAAAATACCAAACCAAGAACTGATGAAGAATCTTTAGAGTTGGACATTCTTAATTCCCTATGTGATGAATTAGATGAAAAAGAATGTGAAACGTTATTAAAATTAGACGAAGAACAAGTTCAACAAAATTTCATTGAAGACCTAGCAAGGCAGGTCGCATTGGAGACTCTGGCCAATAACAAAGTTTCTATCTGTCTTATAGAAACAATGTGTAAATTAAGTCCATCTGACTTCATACTATGTTCTAAAAGAACACAAGATCTTATTAATTCTATTAAAGAATTTGTAATACAGGGCGAAACGCTGAGTGATGAAGTTGCCAGTGCATGAAAAAGAGTGTTTTTGAAACCAGTCGATGGACGACTAAAAAATCTAAACTGGCAGTATTAATTCCGTGTAGAGATATGCTGCACAGCCATCATGCTTTTAGTTTGGCAGAGATGGTAAAACTTAATACACAGAAGGGAATAGATACCCATGTTGTTATGGAAGCAAGCACTGTGCTTTTAACACAGCGAACAAGACTTGCTCTAGAAGCACAAAACATAGGTGCAGAATATATGTTATGGTTAGACAGTGATATTGTTTTTCCTGCAACAACCGCACTGCGTCTTATGAGCCATAACGAAGACATAGTTGCCTGTAATTATGTACGTCGCAGCAAACCGTATCAAGGTGTTGCCTACGAAAAAATATGGGATTGGCAAAATCCCTTGCCCTTTGAACCTAGAGATGATCTAGTGCCTGTTGAAGGTGTAGGCATGGGTTGTATGTTAATGAAAACTAAAATACTAGACAAAATGCCTCTACCTTGGTTTGAATTTCACTACACCGAATCGACACAGGATTATCTAGGTGAAGATATGATATTTTGCCAAAAAATAGCAGCGCAGGGTTATCAAGTCAAAATAGACACTATGCTGAGTATGGAATTGCACCATTTAGGTACTTTTGCTTTTAATGTTGACCTATTGAAGTAGATCTAATATTACTTCAATCTTAGCACGAACAGCACGATTTTTAAGACTGTTTGTGACTCCCTGGTGCAAGGGCTTGGGCCAATTGTTTATAGATGCCCAGGCATAGCCTGCATGTTCACCATTCAACACAGGAATAAATTCCTTGTCAATTAATAATACATAGGTATTATATTGAAAATGCTGGTCATTTGAAGTGAATAATTCTAATGGAACAATTTTCTTAATGGTAGGCGCTTTTCCTATTTCTTCTATGATTTCTCGTTGAAGAGCATCTACCGCAGTTTGATCACCTGGTTCTTTTTTACCACCAACTAAACCCCAGGTACCTGCTGTTTTTCCCTGTGTTCGTTGTAGTAATAAAAATCTTTTAGTATCTTTGGCTAAAAATAAGCCACCACTGCATATAATTTGTTTTAAAGGACTAGGCGCCATAATGCTTTATCATAAATTCCTTCAAAGCTCTTACTCCAACTCTGCTCTGAAGGAACCCATTTGTATTGAACTCCTGTATATGCGTTAGTTATATAAACTATGTCAGCGGCAGCAGATGAACTGAATAAGGTTTGCCATTCACTGCCATCCCATTCTATAATATCGTTAGCATAAAGTTGAGGATCAGAACTATCTGCATTTTTCCATGCGTCGGGACCATCATAGCCAGGTGTTCCATAATCACCGTTAACATTAACATCTTCTAATATTAAATAACGTGTTCCTACAACTTTAGAACTAGGATTAAATGTTTCAGGGTTCACAATTGCATCAACAGTACCTCTACCAGAAATTATAGTGTTTGTAGGAATGGTATCGGGATCAAAATTTAATACCATGCGTTTTTCATCCATAGGATCTAGACTGATATAAGCAACGATTTCATTACCATCTGCTTTCATTAGACGAATTTGGCTAAGACCTGCTCTAAACGTACCCGGATACAGATCTAATATTCTATACCAAGAAGATTCCTCACCACCTACGGGTATGTCTACAATGTCAGCCCTATCATTGTTAAGTACTAATTTACCTATATTGTTTAACACAAGCAGGTCATAATTTCCGGGTGTGACAATAGTAGCCAATACCTCCGAACCTAAAGATTCTAATACAGCATCGGGATTGATATAATCAGTGGCAATTACACCTTGCTCAGGCACAAATGCACTGGTAATAATTTTTGTAATGATACCTAACTTTTTAACCTTAGCAGGAGGAGTAATCCATACATGAGTTTCAAATACTAAATTAAGGATATCGATATCTTGTTCAACACCTTGTGGGATAGTTCTACTTGACCATGTTTGACTTTTTAACGTCAATACACTGATACTGGTCCAATCAATATAGTTGTCTGTAGTCTGTAGTTCTAGACTAGGATTGAATAGAACAACTAATTGTTCCCATATTTGTAATTTTTGATCTGTATTTGTTGTCCAAATGTCTACAGCAAAGTCTGCCAAATATGGAGTTGGCATAATACGTTCTACTGTGTAGTTTGATCCTTGAGTATGAAGATATGTAGAGCCATCTTCTGTTACTGCACGTTCTCTGATATTAATTTTTGAGATAAACGTAGGATCCTGGAGTCTCATTCTATCAAACTGTAGATCCTTAATGTAGCAGGCCATGAAGGGAGCACTGGGAATAGTATTTTCACTGTTCTTTTTAATTATATTTGCTACCTGCCTATTCATATCTCCATAGCGAACAGGCACACGAACTAATTGGCCTTTAGCATCTTTATAACTAAAATTGCTCATAATACGCATGAACTGCGCAAGATAGCGTTTTACTTGACCGTCATAGAAATGATCCATTATGCGTCTGCCTTAGGTTTTAGTGCTTTACTTAATGCTTGTCTTTCTGGGATAACTGAACCATTAATTGTAGCAGTGGTATTGTTATTGATAAATCCAGTTTTTTGTGTTTGTCTCACCTGCTTACCTGCAAAAGTACCAGTTTCAACATCCTGATTACCAAAATTGTTCAGAGTCATTCTAACATTATCCTCAAACCTAATCCAACGCGAACCGTCGTATCTATACAACCTGTTAGGTAAATGATCTGTACGTAGGAAAAAATGTCCTACTACTGGATTAACGGGAAACTCTATACCAAAACCATACGGAGCACCGTTAGGTGGTGTTCCATCACCTGCCAAATATCCTACATAAACATCTCTATTGGGACTCTTTAGAATAACACTAGCATCCATTATGGCCTGTTCTGTGCTGGCATCCTCTGTGGTTAGGCTTGCATCTGCTATATTAACTAATCCTGTATCTTGTGTGGTAGGTATAACATATAAGTGTTGAGTCTCATAACCACTTTGAGGCACATCTTTGTCTGCTTCTGCTATGATTTGATTGTTAATATCTATGCTTTGTTGGTAAGAACTTAGTAAATCACGCAGTGTACTGCCATCTCCTGCACCGCTTTCACCGTCAAGTATTTCTTTAAATTCTTGGCTGTCTACTAATGGCACACATTTAGCACGAACAAGGTGCGGATACCAAGTTTGACTGAAGCCTGATGCAGGACGATTAACATCCTGCACCACATAAAATCTTCTTAGTGCCACTAGGCTATTGTCTAGGGCATATTCATCCTTTAGGTGCGGCAGTTCGAGAACATCGCCAGGCATGATTTTGCGGCCTAATTTATCTACACTATCACGTAGATGAAAGTTAATGAATATATTATCATTAGTTAAAAACATGCCAAACTGACTTAGGTTAAAATCTAGATCCTGCATGGTATAAATTCCACGAATTACATAGACATCTGGGTCATAATGACGATCTCTATTCTCCATGAATATTAGATCTTGTATACCCACTTCTAAAATATCATTAGAATTTACGGGCAAAGCAGGCGTGCTTTCTCCTTCTGCAGGATTTACAGGTCCTAGGTATTTGTGAATGTAGATATCAGTGCCACCTATTTGAAATTGTTCGTTGATAGCACGATCAATAAACCTAAAATCAGCACCTTTTTCTGGTTTGTATAAACTAAGTCTTGGCATAGTCGTGTATTTATTGCTAAATATCACTATGACTGATTCAGATAACGAACGCCAAAAAGTAGTTGAATATGTTCAGGATATGTTGGGCGGCGGTATGGTCGACATAGAACTTGAGCCTAAAAACTATAACACCGCTATAGATCGTGCTCTTGCTAAGTTTAGACAGCGCAGTTCAAACGCCAGCGAGGAAAGTTTCGGCTTTCTTACCATGCAGGTAGATGTGAACGAATACACAATGCCTAAAGAAGTTACAGAAATTAGGCAACTATTCCGCAGAAGCATAGGTAGTAGAACAGGTGGTGGTGATGGTGGATCCTTGTTTGAACCGTTTAATCTTGCTTATTCAAATACATACTTGCTGACCAGCACTAATATGGGAGGACTAGCCACATATTATGCCTT